ACTTCCTATGCTCAAGCAACTAAAGGAAAAGAAGCACGGTGCTCCTTATGTGGATCTAACGGATGTGCCCAAGGAACTGCATCCTAAGAAGCAGACCAAGAAAGAAAAAGACAACGGTCACACTGACAGCACACACTTTGAACGCTGGGATTGGGTGCTGGACGAAATGATTTTTGCGTTTGACAGCAAGGTCAATGATGGCTGGGAAGATCAGTTTGAAACTGGTGAAAGCGATCTACAATGGAAGCAACTGGAAGGCGGCATGAGCGAAATGGTTCGTGGACCTAACGATACTAGAGAGTATGATTGGGAAGGACGCAAAGCATATCAAGAAAGAATGAGCAATGGATTCAGACTCTTCGGCAAGTACTATGAAAACCTCTGGGATTGAACATAGGCTTTATGGCATTGGAGAAAAAATAATACTCTGTACACCACGATATGCTACAATGTACGCATTAAAAGGTTATACAGTATTTGATTTTCATGAAAGTTTAGATATGAAGCCGGAGTATTACAGTGAGGAAATAGAACTTGACTTATAATTGTATTGTTTGTGATATACCTTTAGAAAAAATTGATGACCTACAACCTTTGGGAGGTTTACATTTCTTAACGTATGGTCATTATGGTTCAACATTCTTTGATCCACTAGATGGAAGCACTTTAAATATTTTTGTATGCGATAGTTGTCTTTCTCGTAAAAACGATAAAACAAGCAAAAGGAACCCCAATGAATATCAATCATGAACCGCTTTTTGATGTAGAAAAAGTAACAGCACACTACACAGAAAAAGACGGAGTAGAGGTAAAATATGTTTGCACTACAGATTTGTCTGCTAGTGATGTGCCTGTTGACGTATATTATAGACCGACACCCCACCCAACTTTTGGTAACCATTACTTTGGTTTGTATTATGATCATGTTAGAAATTGTGTCATGATCTGCAATGCAGACAGAGTAGAAGAACTAGACTTTGGTATGGTTAAAGATGAAAACGATCATTATCAATATTCACAAAGTCATCACGATTACAGAAGGTTTTCTAACGGTTCAATGATCGATGGTGGCAGGGTCTACTGTCGTAGTTCTGGAAATGTAGCATTTTATAAAGTTCAGAACGGTGAATTTAAGCGAAACAAAGAATAATATCAACGGTTGACAACATCCAACTTTGGTTATATAATATAAAACATAAGTTAGGAGATGTGTCAATGCTTAATATTAATGAAACTATCGAAAGTCTTGCTTGTATGAATAAATCCGAGCGAGAACAATTTGTTGAAGGATTAGTTGAAAGGTTTCCAAACCTAGCAAATGATCTTATGCACGACATTCAGGTTGTTATATTTGACAGGGAGTATGTGTTTAAAGACACACACTCACATTAATAAATACAATCATGAAGTTTAATGTCAAACAAAAGTCAGGTCGTACGCCTTTTGAAGGTTCAATTGATAAACGTTATTCAGTTGTAACAAAAGAAGGTACATCAAGCATGGACGAAGTTCAGTTTTGGACTTGGTTAAAGTACACATTCCCTAGAATGGATTTCAATACCCATCAAAAGGTACTTGGTTGCTCAGACAAAGATCTAGTTAAGATCCGCAATGAGTGGCAAGAAAAATTTGATTTTCAAAACTAATTTAATGCAGGAATGGTGTTAACGGTAGCATAACGGTCTCCAAAACCGGAGGTTGAGGTTCAAATCCTTGTTCCTGTGCCATATTTTGAGCAAAGCCACATTTAAATAGGTTGATTTTTTAGAAAAGAATATATACAATATAACTAAACATACAAGGACCACATGACAGATGGCATTAAAAAAGAAAAGGGTTATGACGCCTAAGGCAAAGAACATTGAACCTGACTTTACGGGTTGTGAAACGTGGTCAGGAGAACAATTTCATAGAACAAAAAATCATGCATACGAAGTTTATCGTTTAGAGTTTAAGAACTCTGATTATAAGCAATGGGTGTTAGATTATATTGTAGGTACCAACTTCGAAGAACATCTCGACAAATTAAAAAAACTTCCTGAGCATAGATTTTCATCTACACTAGGAGGACTATGCAGAATGATCAAGCACGGTAAGATGCCTGACACCCATGAAGCATATACTAAGCATTGGGAATCCCTACCTGGAACAATTGGTACTCCGAAGCCAAGCAGTGAATATATCAACACCAGCATTCAAGGGTTGATAGATCTAAATGAAGAACCAGCACCAGAAGAGAAAAACGAAGATATAGAAGATACTGATAAAAAAGCAGAAACTTATAGGCCATCAATTCAACAACGTATCTGGGAACAGTCCTGCATTATTAGTGAATTTATTGAACAAGCATTTGACGATTTTACAGCAGGCAAAATTGTTGATTTTAAGTCTGTTAGTTTGCTCAAGCATCTACGACAAACAAATTGTAAGATGCCACACGCAAGACTTATTAAAGCGTTTTATGCACCACAAAAAGATGAACTATCAGAATTGCTCTTTCCACCGGATACTAAAAAAATGAATGAGCATGAGTTGGATATGCATAATCAACTCAAAGAAGGATATTCACACATAGATAAAAAGACCATGAAAAAGTTATTTGATTTTTTCGTTCAAATTGATAATGCCTGCGATGGCATCATTGCTGAAAGCAAAGCCAATCGTAAGCCACGCAAAATGAGCAAAAAAGCACCCGAGGTAATTGTTAAGAAATTAAAGTATAAAGTTACTGACGAAAAATTTGGTGTAACTTCGATCGAAGCACACAAGATCATTTCGGCAAACTGTCTTGTAGTCTTTAATTGCAAAACACGTAAACTGGGTGTATACTATACAAGTGTAGAAGATCCTACAGGTGCAGGTAGAGATGGTTCTGGATTGGATGTTAAAGGAACAACAATTCAACGCTATAACGAAGAAAAAAGTATTTGGAAAACTCTACGTAAACCCGATGAACAACTACGAGAAGTTAAAAACTTAAACACAAGACGTAAATTTGAAAATTGGTTTGAGGGAATTAAAACAACTCCGGTCAAAATGAACGGACGTATTAATCCTGAAACCGTACTAATAGGAGTATATTAAAATATGAGTACATTGATCCCAATGGTGGTTGAAAAATCACAAAATGGTGAAAGAGCATATGACATTTTTAGTCGTTTGCATAAAGAACGAATCATTTTCTTAAATGGTGCTGTTCATGATGAGGTGTCACACACCATTAACGCACAATTGATTTTTCTAGAATCACAAGGCGGTGACAAACCCATTCATTTTTATATTAACTCCCCAGGTGGCGTGGTTACTGCTGGTATGGCTATCTATGATACTATGCAATATATTAAACCTCCTATTCACACATACGTGATGGGGCAAGCCTGTTCAATGGGATCACTACTTGCACAAGCAGGTGATCCAGGACATCGCTATATGCTTAAACACGCAAGGCATATGATTCATCAACCTAGCGGTGGATTTAGCGGACAAGCAACCGATATACAAATTCATGCGAATGAAATTCAACGTGTGAAAAAAGAGTTAACAGACATCTACGTTAAACATAATTCAAAAGGCAAGACATATGATGAACTTGCTAAGGATATGGAACGTGATTACTTTATGAATGCACAAGAAGCACTCGATTACGGACTTATTGACGAAGTTATCGAAAAAAGGAAATAATGAATATCCAACCAAAAGATACTAGCAAAGGACATTTCTACGTTAGTCTTGTAAAAAGCGTTGTTAGAGTTATTGCAGGCGTAGCATTAATAGCAGGCGGCTGTATGTGGCAAGAGTTTGGCTTATGGTTCATAGTAGCAGGTATTGCTTTAATCATAGCAGAAGCGTTAGGAGTTGTTGAGGAACTGGTATAATGCCTATTGCTACCTGGGACCAAAAACCTATCGAGAATATTCGTGTTGAACAACTGGATATAAAGCCGGGCGAGTTCAAGGGCGAATGGATCAAGGGTGGCCCTTTACAACAGTTTAGTTCAACCGGCATTATTGATAAAGCCAGCAAGGTTTCTTTAACCGTTGTTGATGGTTGCATTGTAGTTGATACTATTAATACCAAAGCAGTTACGGGTGATGTAACATTTGCTGGTGATACAACCTTTAAAAAGGATGTGTTTGTTGGCGGCAAACTTGAAGTTGATCAGTTAATAACCAAGCAGTTAATTGCAGATCAACAAACTGACAAGCAGTTTATAGAATTTACACATAAAAATAATCGTAAGTCAAATGTTGGAACCGGATTTCTGTGGACAGCAGAAAAGGGTTTTAACAAGCAGTTTATATACAGAAACAATCCAGATAGATTCTGGAGCACAGAACCAATTGACATTCCACCTGATAAGGGTTATATGATCGATGGGTTAGAAGTTGTTACAAGAGACACGCTAGGAGCCAGTGTTGTTAAAAGTAGTTTACGCGAAGTAGGACAACTTAAAAATCTTGTTGTGCAGGGTAGACTGCAGGTAGCAGAAAACTTATTTTACGATCCTAATCTAGATCGGTTAAGTTTAGGAACTGATAAACCTGCGGGCGACTTTACTATTTTTAACTTTGAAAACGACACCAACTTTATTATTGATAGCGAAGATGGTGACAGCAAACTAGGAACCTACAACAGCAAAAGCCTAAGGATTATCACGTCCGATCAAACAAGAATTAAAGTATCTTTTAAAGGCGACGTTACTGTGGGAAACGAAGGCACGGATACACAGGTACATCGCTTGTGGGGCAAGGTAGGAATAGGAATTAAAAATCCTGAACACAGTTTAGAAGTATCAGGAGATATTAAATTTCAGAACAGACTGCACACAGTGGGTTCTAAACATCCTGCTAACGGACACTGGAACACAGGCGACGTTATATGGAACGATGCTCCTAAAAAAGATGCTCCTATAGGATGGGTATGCACAAAAGGCGGTACTCCGGGTTGGTGGGCACCTTTTGGTTTTATCGGTAGTAATATCGAAAATTAAAAATTAATATTATCTGATTTCCTTTTATCATCAATTTATAAATAATTGTGATATGAAGGACAACAACAATTTACTTTTTTTAAAAAGCGTTAAAGAACGCATTCCTAACGACATAAGAAAGCAGGCGGAATGGTGGGGCTTGTATGCTAAACTATCTCCGGCTGTTTTTACAGCGGTCGCTTTTCTCTTATGGTTTTTTGGGTTCGTTAATGAAATGAATATTATGTACGCCGCATTGGGTATCTTTGCTATAACAGCCGTTACTTGGTGGTTCTGGACAGTACATACTATCGGACGCATAGGTAATAAAATAGAACACGCTGAACGCGGTGTTGAAGATGTGCTGAGCGACATAAAATTGATCAGAGATATAGTCAGAGAAATTAGAAACAATCAAAAATAGTAGTTAAATACCTATATGGATTATGTTATCGTTATAGGTAATGGTGAAAGTCGAAAGAACTTTGATTTGTACCAACTTGAGTGGCTAGGACACACAATAGGGTGCAATGCTGTACACAGAGATTTTCACCCTACAGAACTTGTATGCGTAGATAAACGTATGGTGCAAGAAGCAGTTAACTCTGGTTATGACAAACCTGTTTATACACGCAAGGATTGGTATCGACAGTTTAGTTTTTGGAATAACGTAAGACGCATACCCGATCTACCTTACGAAGGAAGAAAACGTCCTGATGATTCAACACACTGGGGCAGTGGTCCCCACGCATTACAAATAGCCTGCTCATACAATCCAACATTCTTAGTAATGGTTGGATTTGATCTTTATGGTGTTAGCAAAAAGTTTAATAACGTGTACAAGAACAGTCCAAATTACAACGAAGAAACAAAACCCGAAACGGACCCAACATATTGGATATATCAAACAGCCAAGTTAATGGAGTTATATCCAAATATAAAATTTCTCCAAATACAACCTGATGACTGGGAACCTCCCAAAGAATGGGAAGAATACAGCAATTTTTTTATTGATAACTTTGAAAATTTGCAGATTTTGATTGACAAAAACAAATAGTATGCTATATTATACTTAAAGGAGTATAATAATATGGAAAATGTAAAAGCGTTTATGTCAGGAGTTCTTACTGTTGCAATAATCATAACATTGATTTTGGCTCATAAGATTAACAATAAGTTAGATAACTTAACTGAAACATTGAACAAACAAACCGCTGTTGAAAGAACAGAAAAACATAGCAGACACGATACACATCCGGATGAAATGTTTAACAAATTTTTTGACTTGGTTGTAAAATTAAAAGAACTTGAAAGCAATAATGTCAAAAATAATAAAGTTTCCGAATAAGAAAGTTACTGCTAGACAACGCAGTACCGATATTACAAACAAACTTATATACGGAATAGTAGAAACATTACACGAACATAACATCAATACTGATGGCGTATTAAACGAATTAAGCAGTGCTATACGGTTATTAGAAGCAATAGTTGATAAACAACTAGGTTTGAACAATACACTACTTAAAGGTTTGGAAAAATTAAAGAGCGATATTGAATTCAATAAACGTTGACAAATATATAATTTTTAATATATACTATAACATCGGCCTGGACGTCAACCCGATTCATAAATTCTGCCGTCAAACTTACTCTAAAGCATTTAAAAAGGAGGCAAGAGATGGGTAAACATTATAGTACAAAACATTACGGACACAACATTGGGTTGAGTGCCGTATTTAGACAGCCTAACGCAGATCATTCACACTGTCATCTGCTTCACGGTTATAGTCTAGCATTTACATTTACATTTGGTTGTGATAATTTAGATAATAAAAACTGGGCAGTAGACTTTGGTGGACTAAAGCCACTCAAGGCTTGGTTGGAAGATAAATTCGATCACAAACTTTGTTTAGATAACGCAGATCCACACATAGCCAAGTTCCAAGAACTTGAGAATCTTGGACTTGCAGAAATTAGATATTTCGATGGTGTTGGTGCGGAGAAGTTTGCGGAACACGCATTTCACTTTGCGGATCAATTAATACGAAAGGCAACGGACAATCGTTGTTATTGTGTCAAGGTAGAGTGTGCCGAACACGGTGCTAACTCAGCAATCTACGAAGGATAACATATGAAAACATTTATAGTATACGTGTGGATGGTAATGGCCTATAACGGTAACCCTATTGTTGTAGGAGAGTTTGAAAACTGTGAGCAAGGTGTTGCCGCGGCAAAGAACCTGTATCCAGGACACGTGGCTATGCACTGTATCACTCCAGACCTAACACCGCCAGGTGGAGTAAAAATATGAAATCATTAATAGACTATTTTGTTAATAAAATCAATCTAGACGATATCGCATTTACTTTTACCATATGTGATTTTGAAAAGAATTGGGAGTTTTCAGATGTAGTCTTAAAACAGATTGCTGATAAAGGTAAAGATGAATGGCAAAGATAGACAAGAGTCAATACTCCAAAGCGGAGTGGAAAAAGATTAAACTACAACGACGAGCAGAAAAGTCGCAAACAGCATTAGATAACCTAACAGAACAAAGTCAAAATAATACGTTAGTAAAACAAAAAAGAACAATACTGTGTCTTAAGCACGGATCTAAATACACTCCTGATTATGTTAATAATCTTTACAGTATGTGCAAACGTCATAGCAGTGTTGAATGGGACTTCGTTTGTTTAACCGAGAACAGCAAGGGCATAATTCCAGAAGTTAAAACACTTCCATTACCAGAAAATCTTGTTGGTTGGTGGTGCAAGCCTTACATATATTCAAATACATTACCCATTGAAGGAACCATTCTTTATATGGATCTTGATGTTGTTATAGCAAGTAACTTTGATCATTTATGGACATTTGCTCCGCATTCTTGGTGTGCTATTAGAGACTTTACAAGAGCAATGCAACCTCAATGGGAAAAGTATAACAGTTCTGTTGTGCGTTTTGAAAAAGGACAACTGCATAAGACCTGGCAAGATTTTATTAGAGATCCACAAGCAGTTATTACATCACACTTCGGAGATCAGGATTGGTTATGGACAAGCCAGGGAAAGACGGGTGCATATTGGCCGGATCGTTGGATACAAAGTTGGAAATGGGAAATTCGTAAGGATAAAAACTTAATGGCAGGATCTAAAGGATCACGTAAGTTTGTTAACATTGATAATGATGCAAGACCTCCGGAAGATTGTTGTATTACTGTTTTCCACGGAGATCCTAATCCACATATGTGTGACGATGAGTGGGTAAAGGCAAACTGGAGATAAAATGCATTTTGTTTTTGATGTTGATGGAACACTAACACCAAGCAGACAACCTATTATTCCATCGTTTCATACTTTTTTCACAAACTTTATACAAAGACACAAAGTTTCGTTAGTAACTGGTAGTGATATTGGAAAAACAAAAGAACAACTTGGTACAATGATTCCAGGAATGGTTGAATTTTGTTTTAATTGTTCTGGAAGTGACATTTATAGCGGACCTGTGCATATGCACACAAGCAAATGGGTATTACCCGAACAAGCACAAGACTGGCTTTCAGAAAAACTTTCAGAGAGTAGATTTGTTTTAAGAACAGGATTACACTTTGAACATCGTCCGGGAATGTGCAATTTTAGTATTGTAGGACGCAATGCTACAATAGGCGAACGCAAACTTTATGTCGATTGGGATACAAAAACTAAAGAACGTTTAAAAATAGCAAAGCAGTTTGTGGAATTATTTCCGGATATTGATGCTAGGGTTGGAGGCGAAACAGGAATAGATATATTTCCAAAAGGTTGTGATAAATCACAAATACTTCAATATATTGACGATGAAGAAATAATGTTTTTTGGTGATGCAATGGAAGAAGGTGGAAATGACTATCCATTAGCAGTAGCACTAAACAAATATCCAAAATCAAAAACGTTTCACGTGGAAAATTGGCAACACACAGAACGTTTGCTTAAAAAGATTGACAATAAACAGTAAAGAAACTATAATATAAACTATGATAGAGCATAAACTGTTTCCGACATTTGTAGGTGAGTTCGATTTACGTTCAAAAGTAAATCCACAACTTCTCTATAATGAATTGGTTAAGATTGAAACCAAGGAGCATTCACTATTAGAAGGTGATGCAAAAAGCAGTTATGATCTAAACAAAGAGTTTTTATTGGATACTGATGTGCCGTTAATAGCAAAACTAAAAACTGCAATACAAGAATCAATCAACGAATATGTTGAACGAATTGGTCTTTTACCAACTACAATATCCAACAGTTGGTATAGTATTATGAACAAAGGAAGTTCATTAAAATTTCATAGACACGAAGCAAGTGTTATAAGCGGTGCATATTATCCAAAAGTTCCAGATGGTAGCGTAGGATTATCTTTTGCAAGTCCTTTAGAAATTTATAGAATGGCTGAATTACATAATCAAATTACAGAATATAATTGTGCTGAAGTATCTGTTCCTGCACAAGAAGGCTTTTTATACATATTTCCAAGTTGGCTAAAGCACGGATCGGGTGTGAACAAAGTCGATAATCGCATGGTAGTGAGTTTTAACACATTAAATATCCCTGGAGAGAAACATTAATGAACCTAGATACATACATTGAACAATATCCAAATGCATTTACAAAAGAATATTGTGATAATGTTATTAATCGTTTCGAACTCATGGCTAAAAACAATGGTGTAGGTGGCGGCAAGAGCATAAGAAAAAATGCTGATACTAGAACAGTATATGACTGGGCACCACACTACGAAATGTTTTATCATGATCCAAAACTGGTTGAAGAATTCTACTCAACCATGCACAAATACTATTTGCAATACATGGACAAGTACACAGTACTAAAAGATAGTGTAGCAAAACACACACCCAAAGGAATGAGCATTCAACGAACAGATCCTAAAGAAGGATATCACATATGGCACGTTGAATCAGAGAGTTTAAAAAGTTCCAATAGGGTAGTTGTGTATATGCTTTACCTTAACACAGTTATGAATGGCGGAGAAACAGAATTCCTTTATCAAGGAGTAAAAACTAATCCTGTTACAGGCAAGTTGGTTTTCTTTCCGGCGACATGGCAACATCCACACAGAGGAAATCCAATTTATGAAGGTAACAAATACATTATTACAGGCTGGTATACTTGGGATGAATAAACGCATAGGCTTTGCTTGTAAGTATCTACACCCAGATCAAACACAGAAAAAGAAACTGCTAGAAGAAATTCAACGACCATTGAATACTCGCAGTACCACGGTTCAATGGCTTAATAGGCAAACTAAAGAAGTTGCAGAAGAACGTCTATGGGATATTATGGTACACAACATCAAGTCGTTTGAGAACTTGATTAGATACGTAGGAGGTTTACCAAATGAATTACGAATGGTTCGATTGGGCAGTGATGTCCTTCCTGTATACACTGAGCCTACTTGGTGCTATTACTGGAAACTACCTGATGTGGTCAAGTATTGCGAACAGCATTTCGCAAGGGTCGGCCAAGTTGCAAGAGAACTTGATGTACGGTTGTCTATGCATCCTGGTCAGTTTACTGTGTTGGCATCTGACAACCCTGATATAGTAAATAGAAGCATAGAGGAGTTTGAATATCATGTCGACGTCATTCGGTGGATGGGTTATGGCAAAAATTGGCAGGACTTCAAGTGTAATGTCCACATCGCCGGTAGACAAGGTCCAGCCGGTATCATCAACGTCCTTCCAAGACTGTCTCCAGAAGCACGAAACACACTTACTATTGAAAACGACGAAATGTCGTGGGGCATCGACGCAAGCCTCGAACTTGCCGACCACGTCGCACTCGTGCTTGACATACACCATCACTGGGTCAATAGTGGAGAATACATTTTACCAACCGACGATCGATTTGCTCGCCTAGTAGATAGTTGGCGTGGTGTACGTCCAGTTATACATTATTCAGTATCACGTGAAGATGTTCTAGTAGATTTTAATACTGCTATTTTACCCGACAAAGAACTATTATTAGAACAGGGTTATAAGAAAGCAAAACTAAGAGCACATTCAGACTTTATGTGGAATAATGCTGTAAACGACTGGGCATTAACATTCTGGGATTATGCTGATATTATGGTAGAATCTAAGATGAAAAATTTAGCCACCATTAATTTGCATAAATATTATCATGAAAATTACGGAATTAGAAAACAAGAATTGTCCGAGAACACACGCCTCGCTGTGTCAGTGTAAAAGCATACACAAAATATCAGAATCTCAGGAAACCGTGTTTGCGGCTGTTTCTGAACTGATTCATTCGGATAAAGTTCAAGGAAAAATTCTTTTCATGCAAAGACCCGGAGAGCCAACACTTATTAAAGGACGCATAACTGGTTTAGAACCAGGTAAGCACGGTTTTCATATACACGAATTCGGTGATCTAACAGATGGTTGCGATTCTGCTGGCGGACATTATAATCCAGATAACACAGACCATGGTGATTTGGAAAATGGACACGTAGGAGACTTAGGAAATATCGTAGCGGGAACAGACGGCGTAGCCGATTTCACCATTGTTGCAAAACGTGTAGATTTAACCGGCGACCGATCAATAGTTGGACGCTCAATCGTTATTCATTCTGGAGAAGATGATCTAGGAAAAGGTGGCGATGAAGAATCACTTAAAACCGGGAATAGCGGGGATAGAGTTGCTTGTGGGGTAATTATACTTAGAGCAACGAATTAACAATAGGAGAATATAATGTTAAACTGGATCAAAAAAACACTTGGTATGTCAACTAATACCAAATTATCTGATCTACCGATTGCTGAAAAAACTGTACGAACAACTGAAGGTAAGGATACGACAGTTGCTAATAAAGTAACAGTAAAGAAGTCTACTGCTACCAAGAAGAAGGCTCCAGCAAAAAAAGCCACTTCAGGTAACCGCGGTCGACCTCGAAAATCTAAAAACAAAGGAGAATAATATGAATCCTATTAACTGGATCAAAGATAGACTTGATGAAAGAACATCATGGGACGGAGCCGTTCTAATTGGTGTAGGAGTAGTAGTTTTAATAGCAGGTCCACTAGCAAAATTAGTCGCATACGGTGCTATCGCATACGGTGCTTGGACACTCTGGAAAAAAGAGAAATAATCACATACTGCTGATAGGCTTGTCAATGTCGACAGGCATATCCCAAACTAGACGTTTCTCAACACCTCGTTTTTGAGCAAAACGTTTAGGATCGCATTTGGGGCAAACGTGGAAATAGTTGTTGTTTAAACGTCTAGGATCCACTTTGCCCCTTTCTCTTTTAAACTCTTCCCCGCAATGATCACATTTAAACACCGCTAGGCGACATTTGCGTATATAAGCATGGTGGTTACCTAATTTGCTTTTGCGGTAATACGCTTTAGAAGTTATATCAGTTCGAACGTACATAAGTGTATTTACATTCGGATTATAAAAAAAGAATATAAATATTATCATGAGCATAGTGACAGTTACTGATTCTGCTAAGAAACATATGGAAAACATACTTTCTAAAGAGGGTAGGGAATACGTTATGCTTATGATTAAGGGCGGTGGATGTGCTGGTTTCAGTTATAATTGGAGCACAGTGGACGTTGAAAAAGTCAAGGAAAATGACGAAATTATACCACTATCAAACGGTAATTTTGTTATTGACGGTACTAGTTTAATGTTTGTTGCTGGAACCACTATAGACTATAAGGAAGAAGTATTTGGATCATATATGACCATAAGTAATCCTAACGTAAAATCATCCTGCGGATGCGGAGAAAGTTTCGGAGTATAAAGAATGGCACGTAAAACAATTAATATAGGTACAACGGGCAACGATGCTACAGGTGATAGCATACGTGAAGGCTTTAAGAAGGTAAATGAAAACTTTACTGAAGTCTATGCGGCGATTGGACTAGGTGGTGGTTTAACATTTGAATCATTAGACAATACTCCTGGATCGTTAACTCCTAACAAAATTTACACATCTAACTCAGCAGGTACTGCTATTGTTGAAAGAACACTACAAGGTAACGGTATTGGTGTTGACTTTGCTAGTGATCCTACAAAAGTTATTTTATCAAACACCGGTACTGAAGTTAGATTAGATACAACACCACAACTAGGTAATGACCTAGATGCACAAGGATTTTTAATTGAGAATCTTGGTAACCCACAAAAAGCACAGGACGCTGTTACAAAAATTTATGCTGATAACACATTCGTAAATGCGGCAGGTGATACAGCCACAGGTGTTATTAGATTACAAAACAGTGGTAGTCCAAGAATTCCAACCCTTACTGACGAAGCAGTAAACAAACAATACGCAGATACAAAAGTTGGTAAGACCGGCGATGCAATGACCGGTCCACTTCTATTAAGTGAACATCCACAGTTTGGTGATGATCCTTTACAAGCGGCTACCAAAGGTTATGTTGATGCAAACAGTTTTGTTAGTCAAAACAACATCTTTGTTTCTCCACAAGGTAGATCAGAAAAAGAAATGTTGTCGAGTGGTATCGCTCAAGAGCAAGTTGGTAGAAGCCGTTCAAACGCATTTAAATCTGTTAGAGAAGCGTGTTTTTATTCAGAAAGAATTATCAAAGGCGATCTTAAACTTAAACAACAAGGATTGCTTCCTTCAACGCATACAGTATATTGGAGAGAACCTGCTAAGAAACCAGGACCATATACAATTAACCAAGCGGCTGATGGTACAGAAGATTTAACAAACGTAATAGCAAATTCATTACTTGTTAAAAACAGAACATTTATTCAGCAAGAAACACTTGCTTGGATTGAAAGAGAAATTGCTGATGGTGATAACACAGATGCGTTTGGTAACACATTTACCTTTGACAGAGATTTTTGTTACAGAGATGTTGGATTAATTATTGACGCTGTCTCTTTTGACTTAACCTACGTTGGAAATTCTAAAACAGTTGATGCGGCATTAAGTTACTGGAACGGTGCTACATCAAGAGTTGCTGGACAACAAACACAAACAATTACAGCAATAAATTTTGCTAGAGATTTAATTAACAATTACATACTAACACAAACAGCATATCCAAGTGCTGGTGCTGGTGCTAATCCAAATGCTATTGCACTATTAAGAGCAAACAAAGATTTTGTAGTTGACGAAGTTATACAATGGATCAATGATCAGATTGCGGCAGGCACAGGTATTTGGAATGGTTTTACATATGATCAAAACAAGTGTGCTAGAGATTTAGGAATTATTATTGACGGTATCATTTTTGATATTCAATGGGGCGGTAATACACAAACAAGATACAATTCAACATTGTATTGGGATGGTGTAACATCATATGTTAATGGTCAAGTTCAACAAACAGCAGATTCTTTAGCATATGCTAAACAACTTGTAACACAATTTATTTTAACAAACACAGCGTTTGCTTCTTTACAATCAGGAGTTAATGCTTCAGATCAAGTTATTCTAGGATCAAATGGTGAGTCCGTGGCAATTACAGCGGTCGGTAACTTGATGGACGATCTACAAGATGTTGTATCAAACGGGTTAGGTAGTCTACCTCCATTAGTTGGTACTTCACAAAATACCAGCGGTGTTACACAGTTTAGAGATTTATCATACATTGTTGAACCAGGTGCTTCAACAACAATTACTAATTTAATGAAAATTATCACCGATGTAATTGCGGGTGGTATCGGAGCGGCTCCTGCTAAGACAGGTGGTCAAGGTAGAGAACAAAACTTACCAGATCCTGAAATTTCAATCTTTGTTGAATCCGGTGTGTATGAAGAATTGTTCCCAATCGTTATTCCAGAGAACGTATCTTTGGTAGGTGACGAACAGCGTAGAACAATCATTCAACCAATACTTGGTGTAAGACCTCCATCTAGAGCATTAAATTTAAAATTTGAAAGAGGAATGGTTAAACGCTATGATGGTACTGCTACACCACTGGCGGCACGTTTCCGTAATCACTACGACTCACAATATTCACAGGCTGATACATCAACAGGTATTAACCTAGCAGGTAACTCAAGCGTAAGATTAAAAAATCTTGTTTACTTCCCACTACCTGGTATGTACTTCGAATGGCAAGGAACAAGATACTATATTAAAAACTTTTCATACGACCCTGCCGGCGTAGGAGATTTTACAAGAGCGGATATTGAATTATTCACAGATCCAAACCTTGCTAATCCAACAACTCTACAAAACGATATTCCGGTTAATACTGTTATTGAGTTGAAAAAACTTAACCAGCATATGGATATGTTCTTAATGAACAACTCCACTATTTTAAGAAATGCAACCTACAGAAGGGCACAAGGATTTAATATGGTACTTGACCCTGAAGGTCAAATTTTAACCAAATCTCCTTATGTTCAGGTTGCTTCGGTATTTGCTGGTCCTGGTGGCGGCGGTCAATATGTTGACGGTAATGCAGGTGTGCAATATGGTACAGTTGTGGATAATCCTGCGACAGGAACATCAATTACCCTGTCAGGTTTAACTAGAGCAATTCAAATTCCAACAACATTCCTTTATCAGGGTGCAGGCGGAACAGAAAAGAAAACATACAGAATTATCGGTTCCACATCACCAGTTGATGATGGACTAGGAAATTCACCTGTAACATTTAAACAAACACTAACACTAGCCAACGACGCTAAAATTGAAGTTGACGCTAAAACATTGCCGGCTGGTACGATTCCGCAGGCGGAACAAATTAGAATTGAAACCGCTGGTAACAAATCCATGTGTTCAAATGACTACACACAGGTTAACTCCGACGGTTATGGATTGGTTGCTGACAACGCAGGACTTGTTGAAACAGTTTCTGTATTCACATACTACTGTGACATTGCTTATTGGGCAAAAAATGGTGGACAGATTAGATCATTAAACGGATCAAACGCATACGGTCGTATAGCATTACAGGCAGAAGGTTCTAACCCGAACGAAAACGTACAAGGTGGTAAAGTTTACTACGAACACCTTAACTCTTATGTTACTGGATCTCCTGAAGTAGATGGAACACAGGAAATGACTGTGCATAATCCAGGCGGAGGCGATGCATTAACAGGACAAACATCAATCGAAGTTAGAAACTATGACTATCTACCATTTGAAAATTCTAAATTTAGATTAACAAAGTATTCAACAAACAGCGATGGAACATTCTACGAAATTGATGAAGTTGAATACATTAACGAAGTTGTTACCAGCATTACACTAGCATCAACGGCAGTTGTTACTACACAAAACGCACACTATTATAGAGATGGTTCTGTTATTAAATTAGCAGGATTCGATGGCAATGGTATGGTCAATACCAACGGTGTTTACTACTGTAAGGTATTAAGTTCAAATACATTCGAAGTTTATACCGATGCAAACTTAACGGTAGGCTTAGATACAACAACAAAAGGCAATCCTTCTTACAGTGGTAGTGGAGGTACAGCAGTTGGTGGTGGTAGAGCAAAATTAAATCTAGGACAAGCATTAGCAACAGGTGTTGGCAATGATATTCCAGATGGATCAAGAATTGTTGTTACAATAGGTAAAAAAATAAAAATTAAAGACCTAGTAGATACTCCTAGAGTATTGCCAAGTTCTGCTTTACAATATGCACTTGGTGATCAACAAGTATTTAGAATTTTAGGTGTTGATAGAAGAACAGCAAACGAACCGAGTGGTGATGTTAATTATCAATACATGACACTCGATCTTACTGTTCCTACAACAAGAACAGCAGACGAAACTGTTAAGGTTACAACACAAATTTCAACACTAAGAGCAACAGGCCATGACTTACTAAACATTGGTTGGGGTAACTTTATAAACTCAAACTATCCAAACAACGTGTTTGGTGCTCCTGCTGGTAGACCAGACTTTTCATCAGACCAAGCGGCTGAAGCAGTTGAAGTTGGTGCAGGTAGAGTTTTCTATGCAACAACCGATCAAGATGGTAACTTTAGAGTTGGTAGATTCTTCCGTGTTAACCAAGGTGACGGTAGCGTAGAACTTAATGCAAATATTTCATTAACAAACGTTGACGGTTTAGGATTTACAAAAGGTACGGTTGTTGACGAGTTTTCGACAGATGATAAAATGTCTGGTAGATCAGACGATGCTGTTCCTACAGAAGCAACTATTGTTACATACATTAATTCAACAGTTATTGGTAGACACGAAGATGGTACATCAGTAACAGACTTTACATCAAATGGTTCACAAAAATCAACAACCTCTGGAGGATTATTATCAAGAGATGGTTGGGATTCTGTTGAAAAACCTTGGAACAAAATGCAAGGTACTTTCAATATGGGTTCAAATATTATTAGTAACCTTTCAAATGGTACAAGTTTAACAGATGCTGTTAACAAGAACTATACCGATAACGTGTTTAGAGGTGACATTACAGATTCTATTAGAACAGATGTAAAAGCATTTACAATGTTAAATGATAGCACACTTGATACTGGTGCTATCGATATGAATGGTAATAGAATTAAATCTTTGCGTGATCCAGTAGATGGTTCGGACGCAGTAACTAAAAAATATACTGATGCTAAAAATAGACTAGGTGGACTAAGCGGAGTAACCATCACAGGTGGTCCTAGCAATACCGATCTATTAATGTTCACAGGTGTTAATACGGTTGACGGTGATGGTAACCAAGTAGAAGGTGCTGTTAACGTAGGACTAGATACTACCGTTGATACAACACCAGCAAGTCCAACATTTGGTGAACCAACAGGCACAGGATCAGACATTAGAATTGTAAGAAATGGAAATACAATTAGTGTAAACTATGCAACAGGTTCTATTAGAAATGCTGATGTAAGTGGCACGGCGGCTATCGCACAAAGCAAGTTGGCTATGAATGCCGCTACTACAAGAGCAAATGCAACCGGCATTACACAAGCGAATTTAGGTTTAGCAAGTTTCCATAATACCCAATTTAATATTACAAATGGTTGGGTTGAATTAGCAACTCCAACTTCATTATCACCAACATTAGGTACTCCTATTAGCAAATTAAGTTTCATTACTGGTAATAGTATCTTAGGAAACTCAGGTGTTAGCACAGGTGTTGTAACAGCACTATCTGGAGCAAGTGTAAGAACAATTATTGACTTTACCAATCAGGTCGAAGCGACAATTACTGAAAACTTATTACAGAGCAAAAATGCTATTACAAACACACTAGGTGGTACATTATCGGGATCATTAATTGTTGATGGTTCGCAGGGTGGTATTATTAAACCAAATGCGGCCAGCGGTGCTGATATTGGTTCATCGGCATTACCGTTTAATGACACATATTCTGATACGTTTGTTACAAACTACATTAAAGAATTAAACACAGCAAACAATTTAACAATTAAAGGTGCAGATGATTCACCAGCATTGGTTATCAGCGACACACCGGTTGGTAGTGCACCTGCACTAACAGCGACAAATAATCTAGCAACAACAGATACTTATGAAAACTCAGTTTTCTATGGTAAAGCAAGACGTTTAGAAACAGAAAGAACAATTTACATAACAGGTAGTGCTAGTGGTAATGCTACTTTCGATGGATCAAAAGATATTACAATTGACATAGTTCCTGCAATCGCAGTTGGTAACCCAACTGACGGAACATACATGAGACGTAATGGTATTACTGATGATTCATACGCACTAGGAACATTAGGTGTTAAATCAATAGTTCCAAGTGATGGTACAACAGGAAGTTCTGTTCCTTACACAAATGTAAAAGCAGACAATCTATATGATATAGGTGAAGGTGACAGCGATCAGTTTGATGGTTCTGGTAATAGATTTAGAACAGTATATGCTTACACATTCAATGGTACAGCAACCAAGGCTCAATATGCTGACTTGGCAGAGAAATATCGTGCAGACGAATCTTATGAGCCAGGCACTGTGCTAATGTTTGGTGGTGATAAAGAAGTTACACTTGCTCAAGGTAAAGCAACAACTAAAGTAGCAGGTATTGTTTCAACTGATCCAGCATACTTAATGAATGCAGGATTAAAAGATGAAAATGTTGTAGATGTAGCATTACAGGGTAGAGTACCTTGTAAGGTTGTAGGAAAGATTTCAAAAGGAGATATGTTGGTTGTAAGTAACACGGCGGGCGTGGCTACTGCGGCTGGAACATCACCTAAACTAGGAACCATTCTTGGTAAATCGCTAATGGATTATGATTCAGATGAAGTTGGCGTTATCGAAGTAGTGGTTGGTAGACAGTAAATAATGTAGGGAACTGATAATATGGCAGACGTAATTAATATAGGACAAAATGTAAACGACGGAACAGGTGATGACTTACGTACCGCGTTTACAAAGGTCAATCAAAAGTTTGCAGAACTAGAAGCATTAGGTGGTGAAACAAACTCAGGTGTAAACGTTGGTAGCACTGCACCAGATGCTATCGGTGTATTTGCAGGAAAAACAGGAACAGATTTAGAATTTAGAAAAATCAAATCTGCTAACCCTGCATACTTAACTGTTGAAGTTGGTCCTAGTGGTGATATAGTTCTTAATAACTTGAACGTTCAAACTCCCGCTTTTAGAAATGTTCAAGCACAAAGCGGTCCAACAATTAACGCAACAGCACCAAGTTATACACTTTCATTCCTTGGTGGTAATAACATTACAACAGAATCATCCGGTGGAAATATTTTAATCAACGGACAATTTGAACTTAGCCAAGATCCAAGTCCATCACTAGGTGGTAATTTGGATATGACCAATGCGGATATTATTGGTCCAGGTAATATTACTAACATTACAAAATTAACAGTAATTGGAACAGACATTGTCAATCCAAGTACTATATCGAATTTAGATATTACAAATCAACTTAGGGTTTCAGCGGCAACAACATTTTCAAACAATGTAACAGTATCTGGGTCCAGCAACATAACACTAGGTACAGGTTCTTTAATTGGTAACGTTACAGGTGATTTAACAGGTAACATAATAGGTGGATTAGGAAATGATTTAAATCTAAATCAATATACCATTACAGGACAAGGTTCAATTAACGTAAGAACACCTAACTCAGGTAATCCTGTAGAAACAGAAGGCGGCTTCTATATGCAAACCGATGATTCGAATCCATCTGTTGCATTTAGATTGATCACTGCTAATAATTCAGAATCAGATGCATTCGTTGGTATCGAATCACATTCTTTATCAACAATTGATCCAGGCTTTGGTACTGGTATAGAATTTTCAGTAGGATCTGGATCTCTTAACAGTTTAAAACAACTTGGTTCTATTACAGGTGTTTACGACGATGCGTCAAACTATTCGATTGAAATTAAAGCATATGGTCCGGGTTTATTTTATGATGCACCAGCGATAGCAAAATTTAAAGGTAACAACGAAATTATTTTAGGCCGTGGTGATCCTGCAATTAAAATTAAAGACAACAGAATTGAAAGTTACGGAGTATCAAACAGCAACTTAATATTCGATGCTGACGGAGCAGGTTATATTGACTTTTATGGAATTTATCAATTTCCAAGAAGCATTGGACAAGCGGGTCAGGTATTAAAAGTTCCTACTAGTGGTACAGTGCTAGAATGGGGAACAGGTGGTGGCGGTGCTACAACAACTGCTATTACTGCTATTACTCTTACAAACCCATTAAGAATAACAACAGGTACAGCACACGGATGAACTGATAATCAAAACGTTACAACAACCGACATTGTTGGTACAACTGAACTTAACGGTAACAGTTACTATGTTGATGTTATTAACTCAACAACCGTAGATCTTTACACAGACGAAGCATTACCAACTGCCGTTGATGGCACAACAGGATTTACTGCATATACATCAGGCGGTTACATAACTGGTGCGGCGGGTGCAGGTGGTGGATCATTTGTTGCATTATCAGATACACCAAACTCTTATTTGGCGGCGGCTGGCGATGCTAACAAACTTGTTCAG